ACACGAACCTTACACTTGATTTTATATAGCGAAAAAAAAATTTATACGCCTTGGAATTTTATCGTGCTCTTGGAAACCTTTGTAGGTTAGGGGAGTCATGGGTTTTTATAAACGCCCCCCCTTTAACGGGGGGACTGCTGTATTCACGAACGACTGATTATGCGACTGTTGTGAACTTAGTGTTGTTGAAGTTAGCAACAGAAAACTGCTGACGATTAACCAATTTATATGTACCCAACTCAGTGGAGTAGACATAACCCTCACCATCGATTCTGTCATAACCGATGTATGCCTCAGGACCTACATTTCGGCACTGATTCATCAACTCTTCTTTCAAAACTATCATCAACCCGTAGAGGTGCATGAGTGACTCATTGCCCATGAAGTCCTCACCGGTCATAGGATAACCCTCACGAATTGACTTATTCACATTTTGCTTAATCTGTGCCGCGTCTCTATCACTTACGAACGCGGTCTTATCATACACCTGACGAATCAAGTCTATGACGGGAGGCATCTCAAACTGATCCAATCCGTCATCATAATATCCGCCCCAGATATATGCCTTAGGGAATACGAACTTACAATAGACTGTATCGGTGATCATAAACCTTAGCGGTTCTGCCACGGCATCACGTAGATCGGATTCTGCCGTGTAGAGCGTATGCGGCGCAACGATGATTTCCTCTTCTACGATGTCATCGAACTTATAGGTGATTGTGTTCGGTGTGTATTCATCAGCACCACCGAATCCGATGAAGTCCCCTTGAATAATACCCCCAACCCGTGGTAGATAGTCGAAGCACTTATGCAGAATTGTTGCAACCTCTCCCGTGTGGTTTGCATCGATGTCCTGATGCGATTCGTTGATTTTGATCTTTACTTTGTTGAATACGGATTTGGTCCCCACAAAGAACTTACCCGATGCAGGATTAGTCCCCCAAACGATTGCCGGAGCACCATCAATTTTCACTGATAAGTCACCCTTCATTTTGAGAGATACTAAAAACGAAGTATCCCCAGTGAGGATTGTATCTTCGGGATGTTCGATGTGGAGGTTTTTTGTCATGTTGTGAATTAGGATTTTGAAGGATTAGAGGGAGATTTGGGTTAGATAGGGAATGAAATATTTGCTGCCTCAGGGTTGCAATAGTAGCGATTCTTTGATTCTACATGACCCTTGTAAGAAGAGAGCGCCCCGGCATGGATATACGCAGGGAGTGCCGCACCGTCGCTGGAAACCCACAGGGTGCGACGGGTTGAAAGGGAGGTAGCAATGCGGAACATGATCAGAGAAGAATCAGGATGAGAACGATTGAATAAAAGCGGGCATAGCAGCGTGCCCACTCCTGCTTAGTTTTGATCATGCGAACACGTATCCATTGACGAACTCATCAGCGTTGTAGACCTTGCTCTGACCTGCCTGCCCTACAAATTTGCGGACGTACCAAACAAAATCCTTCTGGAATACTCCCTCGCCAGTGATGCAGAATTCAGAGCACAGGGCGTTGAGTCTGCTCTTGGTGGTATTGGACTGCCAACCGCCGTCAAAGATGGTCATGGAGTCGTCATCGATTGTTGCAATCTGATTGCCGTGGAGATAGACGAAACTCACACCCTCAATGGTGATCACCTGAGTGTTGCCTGACTTCCAGTCTTGGTTCGCCTGGATGGCGGCGTTCATCTGGGTTTCGATCTTACGCATGAGAAGAGAGAAGGTTTAGAGCGTGTGGCGGGCGTTGTCCCCTCCACTTCTATACAATACACGATTTTGAGGGTCGTGCCAAAATCGTGTGGCACTAGTCCGACTGTCACATGCGGTCTATGCTGCGCTGGATTTGGTCGTTACGCTCTTGCATGATCTGCACCATATCAGAATCCAACAGATCGATGAGGAGGTTGACACCCAACAAAATAACAATGGCAGAAAGACAGATACGCATGAGTTTGTGTTACTTAAGGTTTGCTTTGTTGATGACTGTAACCCATTCAGTCGGGGGTGATAGTTTGTTGGATACCTTTACCCAACGACCTTTGAACTTAACGATGGTGAATTTCATAGGTTTGAATTGAACTCATTGTGACAATCAGCAACGAAATCTACAAGTTCTTCGGTACAATCAAGACCGAAACGATCGCATACCCAATCGATTGCCCCTTCCAGATCAGGCATCATTTCCAGCATGTACTGAGAGAGGTCTGATGCGATCATCTCTTTGAGTTGGCGCATGTCGCTCTGCATGGCATAGGTGCAAGGGTCGGTGTAGGTCTGCATTTGGTTGATTTCTTTCACCCTTCTACAATACACGATTTTGGACCCTGTGCCGAAACCTTGTGCCACCTCTCCGATCGTCCACGGGCAGCTGACCTGAGTGTTACTTAGTCTCCACTAATTCCTGCTGTTGTAACATTAGTTGCTCCTCTGTAACCTCATCCACACAGTCTTGAATCATGGTGTAGATGTAATCTATCTGCCCAACATCATCAAAGATACGTGCAACAAGTGTAGGATCATTTACCTCAATATCATAATCAACCTCACCATTTTCATCCTTCATATGAATATCTTCCTTGGTATAAATCCATGCGGCACATTCTGCATCTTCTCCCTGTTCTTTGATCATACTATTAACACGGTCTTGAAGTTGCTTGAGAGTGTAGTTCATGATTTGAATGAAGTGAGGTGAGTGTTACTTAGTCTCTCAATTATCAGGGAATTGTGCAAGTTTGGCATCGGCAAGTGCTGCTACCATAGTCCAGACCTTTTCTCCACTAATAACATTTTCGGCACAAATATATTCTACTGAATCCTCAACGATTTCAAGGACTTCAATTGCTTGCATTTCAAGTTCGGTCATGGTAGTGTTAGATAGGGTGAATGAGTGAGTGTTACTTAGTAGTCTGTATTTCCTTCAATATATTCTTCTACGTTGAACTTCTTATTATCTTCTCCCTCTTCTTTGTATTCAATCACATCATAAATCTCACCTGGCATGTCATTAATCTCAGAGAAAATGTCAGTGTCGAAAGTGTCGTAATCCATTTTGATGAAAATTGTTTGACTTGAAACTACAATACACGATTTTCAGGTCTGTGCGCGTCTTGTGTGACAGTTTGTTGATTGGCACACTTTAAACTAGTGTCTTGTGCCAATCGAATTAGTGTCACACTAGTAGTTGCTTACAAGTTCTTCCATGCTAACTTGAACATTCTCATCACCTTCTAGACCTAGAACTTCATTCCAGTCATAGGATTTTAGGTCTAGATCTTCATAACACTCAATTTCTAGTGTAACACTCACAATGCGTTTATGTGCGTACATGTGTATCTCGTGTGATGTTTACGTATTATATCATGCGTAATGTTTGTATGCAAGTTCTTGATAGTCCGTGCTATCTCGTGCATACTCATCATCTAGATCATATGTGTATTGTGTATCATGATGTATATGCATCTCGTCGAGCATATACATCTCGTCGCGAGTATCATGACATGATGTCTCGTAGCCCCATATGTAGAATGTCTCGTAGTCGTTCATGGTTCTCGTCGAGATATCTAGTGTATGATTATATCATGCAATCTCGTTCTATGTCAAGTGTAAGATCTAGACGAGATTTATAATCAATATATTTATACTATAAGATGTCTTTATGTTACATTTTATGTCTCGTCGAGAAAAATTTCGCGCCCCGTGGGTTGACAAACCGCGCTCTCCATGATACGCTCGCTAAACTTGCATAAGATCTGAGGTTTAAGAGATACTTAAAAGATATTATACTCATAGTTTTCCACAGATAAACAACTAATATCAGGGTTTATCCACACAAATAATACACTTTTCCACAACCTTGTTAAAAAAGAGTTTTATATTTATAATCATATTTAAAACCTATTTTTTAATGTATTCTGTATCAATGGATACACTTTTAATTGAATTCCAGTGCCTGATGACTCCTGCCACAATAAAGACATTCGTCAACAGATAAGTCAGTAATATACCCGTTCTTAGAATACAAATAATATTATCATATCTCTCAGTCTTTTCATCATTGAAACTACCCAGAGTATACTTCCATACCTTAACTATCTCATTCACCAAGCATTCATTATCATTCACCATTTGTAGATAGGACACTCACTTACCTTGAACTTAACCTTATGTTCTAACCAACAACCACAGTGTTTACATCTATTATGTCTCATACTATAATACTCACACTTCTTACATATATCCAATCGTTCTTTTTTTAATTCATCACTTGCGAATACTTCTCCTGGTGATAGATTGAATACACCATCCTTTACCACTTCAAATGTAAACTTTGCAAGACTCTTTCCTTGTTCCTTAATTGTAGGAAACTCCTCCTGATTATCATCCATTGTAATTTGCCAAATAGAACCAACCTGTTGCAATATACTTTGTTCCTTCTAATACTAACCCTCCTCTATGGCAATGTGTCATACCTGCTGGCCATATTAGTAACTTTCCCTTCTCAGGTT